GTAGCACACCGATACGCACACACTCCTTAGTCTCCTTATCCCCGAGGGATTTTGGGGTCTTTGAGCCACCTATATTTGAGGAGATTCAAACAAGATGAAACAAGATAATCAAAGAATTTTGCCGGCTTTAAGTAGATCAATTGATTTTGCACAAGAATCAGGTTGGATTACTGAGGCTGATTTGGGTGGAGTCGCAATGATGATGACTTACGCTGGCTTGATGGACAATTCAGATCAACACGATCCAATGATTGTCAAGTGGGGTGCTGAACTTACCAAGCTGATGGACAAATACGGCTTAACATTGTTTGGTCGTAATGAAACACCACAAGTTGTTGAGGGGGGTTCACCAATTGACTCAATCATTGCTAATAGGAAGTCCACTCCCGAGAATAGCGACCATTCAAACACCAAACCAAACTAAAGGCAACGAAATTGTTGAACTTGCAAAACAAATGGGCATGCCATTGTTGCCTTGGCAAGAATATGTCATCAATGATGGTTGCAAGATCAAAGACAATGGTGAATTTGTAAGTAAGACCAATTTGTTAATCATTGCAAGACAAAATGGAAAGACGACACTCACAAAGTTTCGCATTCTTGCCGGGTTATTCCTTTGGGATGAACAATTGCAAATTGCCACAGCTCAGAATCGTGATGTTGCTTTGGAAACATTCAGATCAGTTGTTGAAATGATTGATGGGTTTAGTTGGTTAAGTAACAAAGTCAAAGCAGTAACCCGGGCTAATGGTAGAGAAGAAATTGAACTTAAAGGTGGACAAAGATTTAAGATTGTGGCTGCTATGCCTGGAAGTGCTAGAGGATTATCAGCAAACACTGTCTACATAGACGAAGCCCGAATGCACAAAACAACAGATGCGTTTGCAGCTCTTGCTTACACAATGCAAGCCTCAAAGAATCCAAGTATGTGGGTCACTTCAAATGCTGGTGACATAACATCAACATTGCTCAACCAATTAAGAGCTAGAGCATTACACAAAATTGACAACAACACAGAAGATGACATTGCCTACTGGGAATGGTCAGCAGAACCAGGACTTAAACTCTCAGATCGTAAAGGATGGGTTCAAGCAAACCCTGCACTTGGTCACACCATTACAGAAAACACTTTGCAATCAAGAATGAACGACAATCCAAACATTATCGCCACCGAAATGCTTTGCCAGTGGGTTGATGTAATTCAAAGCCCTTGGAGTGCTGGAGATTGGAACGCATGCCAGCAATCAAACCTCAAGCTGAGCCCAGACCGACCAACTTGGATTGGTGTTGAAATATCACCAGACCGAACAGGCTTTGCAATTGTAGGATCACAAATCTTAGATGACAAATCAATTGCAGTTGCTTTGATGGACTTACAAAATCAAGAGAATGCCATTGATGATTTGAAAATTGCTGATCATGTTGCACAATGGGCAAAGAAATACAACGCTGAATCAATTATCTTAAACAAATTCAGTGGCGACAGTGTTGCAGCAAAACTTCGGATGGCGAGCATCCATTCTGAAATCATTACAGGTGCAAAGTATTACCAGGCTTGTGATGAAACCCTAGGTGCAATGGCAGGGGCGCGCATAACTCATGCAGGTCAACCGGAACTGACTGCCTCTGTCAATGCATGCATAAAGAAAACAACAGAAGCCGGATCATGGTATGTGTCCAGGCGCAAAAACTCAACAGCTGCAATTGCAATGATGCTGGCAATACATAAAGCCACTGAAAGACAACACTCTGGTGAATTTGAAATACTAGTGTCTTAAAATAACACGCCAGGCAATGGTTAGTGTATGATATAAGCAACAACTATGAGATAATTGCGAGACTATGGGCATATTCACAAAATACATTCAGCCACAACTTAAGGCAGCAATTGCACCATACACTTTCCCAGATAAACCACTGTCAGTTTGGTCACCAGGCTTTGATGGTGTCACATCAACTTTTGCAACAAGACGCGAAGCACTAAGTGTTCCAGCGATAGCGCGTGGCACAAACATAATCAAAGGCACAGCCGGATCACTTAAACTTCATGTCAAAAGAGAATTTGACAAATCATTAGTCGAACCAACACCAGCGTTAATTAAAAACCCCGATCCAAGAATGCCAACTGCTGTTGTGATGGGTATGACCACCGAGAACCTCTTGTTCCATGGTGTTGCATATTGGCAAATTAGAGAACTTGATGAAGTAACAGGCAGACCATCCAAAATTCAATGGATTGATGCACCAAGAGTTTCACAAGTACTTGACTCAACCGGTGAAATAGTTATCGGTTACCAACTTGAAGCACAAAGACTTCCAGACTCCGGTGTCGGATCACTAATTCAATTTACTGGTATTGATCCAGATGGAATTTTAAATCGTGGTGGCAGAACAATCAGGACTGCTGCTGCTCTTGAGCGAGCTGTATTCAATTACGCTGAAACCCCTGCGCCGAGCGTGGTGCTTAAAGCAAATGTTCCAATGGATTCAAATAAAGCAACAGCATTGCTAAGTGCATGGAAACAAGCACGACAAACAAAAGGAACAGCCTTTTTATCAGATAATGTGGACATGCAACAAATCGGATTCTCAAGTGCAGATTTGCAGATGACAGAAGCAAGAGAATATCTTGCCAAGGAATGTGCCAGATTAATGAACATCCCATCCTACTATTTGGATGCAGCAACAAACTCAATGACTTACTCAAATGTTACAGCTGAACGCAGAGCCCTTTTAGACTTCTCACTTCGACCATTATTAACAGCAATTGAACAACGCCTATCAATGGATGATGTGACAGTGCGTGGACAATATGTTGAATTTGATTTGGATGACTTCTTACGAGGCGATCCATTAACAAGAGCAGATGTGTATTCCAAGTTAATTCCTCTTGGAGTGCTAACAGTAGAAGAAGCCCGAGAAGAAGAAGATTTGGTGAGATAATGGAAATTAAATTTCAAAGCGATATATTAACAGCAAATACATCCAAACGAGAAATCACTGGAATTATAGTTCCATTCGGAAAACCCGGATTGACAAATTTCGGTCGCGTCATATTTGAACAAGGTTCACTCAAACTTGGCGAAGATGTAAAATTATATGAAGATCATGACATGAACAAAGTTCGAGGCAGAATGATTGATCATGAAGTCACCCCGATTGGTATCATAGGAAAATTCAAAGTGGCTAGAACCTCAGCTGGTGATGATGTATTAGCACTTGCACAAGATGGATTAAAATCCGGATTGTCAATTGGTGCAAGCATTGATCAATACGAAAACAAAGAAGATGAAATTTATGTGACAGCAGCATCAATCTTGGAAGTGTCAATTGTAGACACTCCAGCATTTGCTGATGCACAGATAACAGATGTCGCTGCTCAAGAAGCAGACGAAACAGAAGTCACTGCAATCAGCGCAAGTGATGAACAAACAAACCAAACCGAAAGTGAGGTCACTTCAATGGGAAATCCTGAAGAAGTTACTCCAGTGGTCGAAGCTGCGCCAGAAGTTGCAGTTGAAGCCTCAAAAGCAGTACAAGCACCAGTTGCTTATGCAAAACCACGCGTGAACACAAACATCACTGCTGGCGAATATGCAAAAGCACAATTCAATGCATTACAAGGCAATTCAGATGCACGCGATTTAGTTGCAGCAATTGATGCAGCAACCACATCCGAAAACATCGGAGTTGTACCACCAACATACCTACGCGATTTGATTGGCATCATTGATAACTCAATGCCATTTGCTGATTCATTAGAACAAGGCGTGTTACCAGCATCCGGAATGAAATTCTACCGACCAATTCTTGGTGCTCAAGCAACAACAGCTGTAACAGCAGAAGCAGTTGAATTTGATTCAACTGACACAGCAATCACATCAAAAGAAATTGATGTTGTTAAAATAGCCGGCGCAAATAAAGTTAGTGTCGAACTACTTGACAGATCAGATCCAAGTTACCTTGATGTACTTCTTCGCGAACTTGCTGCAAACTGGGCTCAAAAAGCAGATGCTTATGCATTCTCAATTGCATTAGCAGCACCAGGATCATCTTCTGGCGCAACACTTTACGCAGCAATTGCTGATGGTATTGCAGATTCATATGCAGTACTTCGCAAAACTCCTAACAGATTCCTTGCAGACACAGGAAACTTTGCAGAGTTACTTGGAGCAGTAGATGGTTCACAAAGACCACTATTTGCAGCAGCAGCACCACAAAACGCAGCAGGTCTAATGACCCAAGGCTCAACAGCAGGAACAATCGCAGGATTGGGATTAGTTGTTGATCCAAACTTTGACACCGGTACAGGCGTTAAAGGCGTTGTTTATTCATCTGATGCAGCAACAATGTACAAATCCAGTGCATTCCAATTGCGCACAAATGTTGTTTCAACTGGCGAAGTTGAAATTGGCATTTACGGATATGTTGCAACTTGTGCGAAGTATCCAACAGCATTCAGAAACATCACTGTCTCCTAATAAGAGAACAAGAGTTGCCTGGCAGGTTAGACCCCTGTCCTGCCAGGTAACACCACACACGAAAGGTAAGACATGGCATCAATCATCACAGCAGCAGAATTAAGAACTGCACTTAATGGTGTTTCATCATCCCTTTATTCTGATGCCGTATTAACAGAAATCATTGACACAGCCGAATCAGTTGTCGGCAACTTATTAGTTAAATGGAACGCACCAATTGACAAACACAAACACGAAACATCAACAATCACAACTTTGCACACAACCAAACCACACAAATTTTATGTAGGACAAACAGTTGCAATTGAGGGCATTCAAGCCCATGTTAATGGCAGCAAAACAGTATTAAAAGTTGTTGATGAATTTACTTTTACAGTTACAACAACAGCAGTTCCGGTGCATAGTGATTATTACAATGTGATACCTAATGGCCTTGCAGCAGCAAACGATTTATCACAATACGCAGATGTTGCACCAGTTGAATCAGCTGTGCTAACAATTTCACTTGATGTGTTCAAAGCACGCACCAGTGCCGGGTCAAGTCAGAATGGATTAGATTTTGTCCCTCAACCTTATATTTTAGGCCGTACTATTCAAAACAGAATTGTTGGAATGCTAGGTGCTTACATAGATGTTGAGGCGTTAATCGGATGACAACTCTTGCAACAGTTCGCGCAAACTTAAAGACAGCAATCTTATCAAACAGCAATTATTCAGTTGTTGATTTTGGTGCAGAAGTAATTACAACACCATCAATCATGATTGCTGCCGGTAATCCTTGGCTTGAGCCAGTAACAATTGGAAACAACAAAGCCTGGCGCGTCAATTACATTCTTGAACTTGTTGTCGCACCAAATAGCAATCCTGGTGCATTAACACAACTTGAAACAATGGTTGCAGCTGTGCTTCCTTTGATTCCACAATCTTGGCAGATTCAAAATGTTTCGAGCCCAAGGATATCTCAAGCAAACACAAATGATGTGTACTTGGTTGAAATATCAATAACTACAATCTACAATCCATAAGAAAGGAAAAAAATGCCAACATCAGTATTCACCGGCAGATCGATTGCTTTGACATACAAAACTGTCAATTATGATGACCAAATCATAAGTGCAACAGTTACATTAGACGATCCAAACGCACAAGTTCAAACTTTGAATGGATTAGTCGATTATGTAGTTGACAAAGAAGTCGGAACAGTAACAATGGAAATTCTGCAAGACTGGGGTGTTGCTTCAGGACTCTGTGACACACTTTGGACAGATGCAGACACAAACCCAACCACAACACAAGCAATGACTTTGACAATAAATTCTAAAGTTATTACTTTGACAGTTTTACCAAAGCGACCAGATTTTGGTGGAACAGCACCGGATGCATTAACCACAACAGTGACAATGCCAATCCGATCAGTATCACTAGCGTAACTAACGAACAGGGGTCACCTAAATGTTTAAGATTAAAATAGAATGGACATTGGCAAATGGAAAGTCTTTTGAAGAATGGACTATTCCATGGGAAATTGCACAAGCTGAAAAGGAAACTGGCACAACTTTCCTTGAACTATTCAAACGAGAATTGCCACCATCAATTGAACAACAATTCTGGTTGGCCTACCAAATGCAAAGAAGAATCAGTGACAAGCCAGTTGGCAAGTTTGAAGATTGGCGATCACAAGTTGTTCACATCAATTCAAAGGACTTTGCAACAACAAATTTTACCCAGCCGGAAGCATAGAGCGCACTTTGATAGAACTGGCAGTTATTTCGCGCCAGCCATTGTCAGAGTTCAAAACGCTTTCGGCAGAGCAGGTATCAACAATTGCAGATGTGGTGAATAGATACCATGGCAACGCCTAACAAGCCAACAAACAGAGCAATTCAAATTAAAGTTGCTGACAAAGAAATCTTGGCTATCTTAAGAACTTTTAACAAGATGGATGAAATTGCCAAAAAAGATATGAAACAAGTAACTAAAGAAATTGCTAATGAAGCAGCCTCAGCCATTGGATCAGCATTGTCAAGAACCAAACAAGGCGCAGCCATAGCCAAGACCATCAAAGTGTCATCTTCTTATGCTAGAGGACCAAGAATTGAAATTGGTGGCGATAAACAGAAATTAAGTTCAGGCAATGTTCCTGGTGAGATTTTGATGGGTGTTGAATTTGGTGCTTACCAAAACCGAGAACGCGAAAGAAAATCTGGCAGATATGTTGGTTACAAACAATTTCAACCACGATCACCACGCGAGGGCAGAGGTAACGCAGGTTACTTTATATTTCCAACACTTAAAGCAATGCAACCTTATATAACCCGAAGATGGGTTGAACAAGTTGATAGAATAAGAGCTGAGTGGAGAGGTAGAGTGAGTTAATTGGCATCAGATGTTCGCAGTCTCAAATTACAATTATTGGCAGACATTGACAATTTTACAAAAGGACTTAACACTGCCCAAAATGAAACACAATCATTCACAAGCAAAGTTGACAAAATTGTTGCTGGCGCAGCCAAAGCATTCTTAGGCCTTGCAACAGCAGTTGGCACAGCAGCATTTGCAATTGGTGTCTCAGCTGTTAAAGCAGCCATTGAAGATGAAAAAGCCCAGGTCAGCCTGGCTCAAACTTTACGCAATACAACAAAGGCAACAGATCAACAGATTGCAGCGACCGAAGATTATATTGATGCCACAGCTAGAGCCACAGGTGTTGCTGATGATCAGTTAAGACCATCCTTAGACAGGTTAGTTAGATCAACTCAAGATGTTACTAAAGCACAAAAACTTCAACAACTAGCATTAGACATTGCAGCCGGTACAGGTAAAGACTTAGCAGCAGTCACAGAAGCCCTTGGCAAAGCCTACGATGGCAACCTGGGTGCTTTGAGGCGTATTGGTGTGCCACTTAGTGAAAACATCTTAAAGACTAAAGACTTTGATGCAGCAGTTATTGCATTGTCTGAAACATTTGCAGGTCAAGCAGCAGCAGCAGCTGAGACATTTGCTGGAAGAATGCAAAGAGTTCAAATTGCTGTTGATGAGGCCAAGGAACAAATCGGATTTGCTTTATTGCCTTTCATGGAAAAACTTGCCAAGTTTGTCACAGATAATCTTGTGCCAGCACTTGAGGGGTTAGTCAATGGATTAACCAGATCAGGCAAACAAGGATTGACAAAAGCATTTTATGATGCTGGAACTGGTGCAGTGACATTTGGTTATGATCTTGAATCAACTGAGGGTCAAGCCTATTTACTTGGTGAACAGATTAGACAACTTGGTGATGCATTAGGAAAATTATTAGCCATTGACCCAAACTCAGGTGAAAGTCTTTTGATTAAGTTAATTGATTCATTGACAAAGATTATTGAAAAGACTGAAGCAGCAGTGCGAGCATTTGAAAGATTCAAAGAATCATTTGTGGGTGGTGCTTTACTTGACATTTCAACAGCACCAATCAGAACAGTAGGCGCAGCATTAAGTGGCAACCCTGGTCAAGTGATAAACATCAACAACACATTTGGCGCAACCAATTCTAAAGCACAAGCCCAAACAGTGGTTAAATCAATCAACAACGCTGCAAAGGCTGGAACTGTCAACAAGTTTGTCAAACCAATGATTCCTGGCAGATAATCATGCCTTGGTCACCAAACGCCACAGTTAAGATTAACGGCACAGCTGTAACGAATTACACGCTTGAAGGCGTACAAATCAGCATGGGTCGTGATGATGTACAACAACAATCAACAGCAGGATTTGCCACAATTGACTTCTTAAACTTGCCTTACACTGATGTTGAAATCTTTGATGAAATAACAGTCACCCTTGACAACTTTGCAGGAACAGACACAAACATCTTCACAGGCACAATCACAGATGTATCAGTTTCAGTTTTAAATGCTGGAACAACAAACACATTTATCACACAAATCAGTGCATCTGGTGGGTTGTCAAAACTTGCAGCTAAAGAAGCAAACCTGGTTGGATACCCAGAGCAAAAAGATGGTGATCGTATTGTCTCAGTTATCACCGACACTTTTGGACTTAAATGGAATGAATTACCTGCAACACAAGTGTGGACTGATTACACAACAGAAACTTGGAATGATTTGCTTGGTGTAGATATTTCAGACATTGACACACCTGGCACTTATGATTTGTTTGATTCAACAACTGACCCTGGTGCAATCAATGCTTTGAATTATGTTCAAACAGTTGCAGACTCAGGCAGTGGCTACATCTTTGAAACAACATCTGGTGGCATTGGATACCAAGACCAAGATCATAGAGCTGATTATGTAAGTGCCAATGGGTTCATTAACATCTCAAAGAACTTTATTCTTGCAGATGGAATCAATGTCACAACATCACGCAACGACATAATCAATGATGCAATCATCACTTATGGTGACCCAACAGCCTCATTTCAAACTGAGGAACTAGATTCAATCAGCTTGTACGGCAGAATCACAGCATCAATTGACACATACTTAAAGACAGCAACAGATGCCGAAACTTTGGCTGATCGCATTGTCCTTTTGAATGCTTACCCTCAACCAGTAATCCAAGGAATACAAATCCAGATTGATGCACCAACTATGACACAACCATTGCTTGATGCACTTGTTGGCGTATTCTTCGGCATGCCAGTATCAGTGACAGACTTTCCAGCACTTCTATACCCAAATCAATTCTTTGGCTATGTTGAAGGATGGTCATGGGACATAGACAGATTTACTGCTAGACTTACATTGAATGTTTCAGACTTCACATTCTCAGCTGTGCCAGTAGCGTGGCAAGATGTATTTGCTGGTGAAAGTTGGAGTACAATAGATCCAGCGTTACAATGGCAAGACGCGTTATTAGGAGTTAATTAATGGCAACAACAACCCCGAACTATGGGTGGACTGTACCGACCTCAACTGATTTGGTCAAAGATGGTGCAACAGCAATTGAGACTTTAGGTGATGCAATTGATGCATCTATGAACACAGCTCTTGGCACAAAAAAAGCCGGGATGGTATTACTGAATACAACTAGTTTTAGTGGAGTAGCCAGTCAATCTTTTAACAATGTTTTTACATCAACATATGAAAATTACAAAGTTTTTGTTAATTGGACAGGAACAGTTGATGAATTTCTTCTTATTAGATTTCGTGCTGCTGGTAGCGATAATACTTCATTAAATTATTACAGTATGGATTTTAGTATGTTAAGTAATTCAACAACATTAAGTGGTGGACAAAATAATGCTTCGTCTAGTGGTCGTTTTGGTTATCAAGGTGCAAGCGTTGAAACTTCACATTTAGAGGCTGCAATTTTTAGTCCACAAATTTCAACAAAAACAACTGGTTGGAATGGTCAATCTGTTCGTTGGGGTGGTGCTGTTTCATCTTGGCGACCTTTTGGTGGTTCATTATCTGTAACTACGGCTTATGATGGATTTACGTTAATTCCAGGTTCAGGTAATATATCTGGTGTTTGTTCAGTATATGGAATGGCAAAATAATGGCAACTGAAAAGATTTTTATTGGTATTGACGACCAAGTTATTGAACTTAAAGGTGCAGACAAAGAAGCATTTATCGCTGACAGAGAAACGTCAGCACAAGCAGCATTATTACTTGAAGCCGAGTATAAAGCCAAGCAAGATGCACGCGAATCTGCTATCAAAAAACTAGCTGAGATTGCCGGCCTAACCAAAGAAGAATTGGCGAGCATATTATGAACAACTTAAAAGCAATATCAGCATCATGGGCAAGATCATTTGTTGCCGGATTGATTGCATGTTATCTTGCAGGAGTAACTGATCCAAAGAT